CTTCAAAAGCTTTAAATGCTTCTGGTGTTTTCAAATTTTCTATTATCCATAATTTAGATTCAAAAGATAAATCAGGACGATTATTCAGTTGTGTGTCAAATTCTACTTCTTGTAAGACATTTTTTGCTAAATCTCTACCTTGAGTTTCTGTTATTGCTGGGTCTGTAAAACTATTAGGAAGATCAATTTCACTAATATTAAAGGTGTTTCTTAAAAGGTCTCTTTTACTTGATGCTCCTGAATTTTTTTGAAGTTCATCTTCGTATAACTTCATAACTTCAAAATCAGAACGTCCTTCTTGAATATCTCCTATATAGAATATTTTTTGCTGTTCATCTATACCTGTTTCTGAAGCAACTTGTTTTAAACTTGTATGCCCCATAATATATCGTAAGTTACCAAAAGAACCCGGAACATAAAGAGCAGTTGACGTAGCTGAAAGTTTTCTTAGCATTCCAAAAGTGCTTACGGCCCCTCTAAATATACCTTTGTCTACCAATGCTTGAGTTTTTTCTCCTACACCGCCCGGAAGTTGAAGTGCGTTATTTATTCTAGCTTCAAACGTTGTTTTAGCTACATTATTATCTCGAAACAGAAATGTCCTATCTGGGTTATTTGCTGCGATCTGTCCAAGAAAATTTTGCATGAACGGAGTTAGTTTAACAGTAGTATATCTTTTTTGACCTTTTTTCGCACCTTCTTGAGGCACAACAATTTGATCTCCGTCTAAATACGGATCAGTAGCATCTTTTAAAATATTTCCTTTAGCATCTCTTTCAGGATTTATTCTTAAACGAGAAACTTGCACTGTTCTGTGTGGAATAAGAATATTATACATAATAGCTGCTTTAGCATCAGCGTCTGTTATAACACTCATTCCCTCTTTTACAGCTTGTGTTATTAAAGGTGCATCAGAAGGTCGTATATTTCGTGTAGAAAGCGCTCTACCCTCTAATCTTTTTTGTCCATAAGTTTTTGAACCACCTAATTCTTGCCTCAGAGCGATATCGTCAAGATATGTATCCCGAATTATCTTCTTTTCTTTTTCTGAAAATCCAAGTTGTTTTCTTGCATAAAAAATACCTTGACGTAAAGCAGAAGCACCTCCCTTTGCGCTTTCCATATCAAATTCTTTAGGTACTCCTTCTCTTATATAACTTTGAATAGGAGTATTTAAAATTTCTTTTTCATCTTGTCCGGTTTTTTTCTTAATTTTATTTATCAGAGTAGACCAATTTGCCATAGCAGAGGTTGGTTCAGGAGATACAGCCAAAGTTCCTCCACCCGGTATATCTATATTTGTAGTAGATGGAAAAATTTTAGCTACCATTTCTAAATTAGAGTCTTGCACAAAAGATTTTTCTAATATCTTTAAACCTTTTTCATTTAATGTAATAAACAAAGCATCTCTTAACGTTAAAGCACCGTCCAACGTTTTTTGTTTTAATGCTTCTTTATACCTAAAAAGGTCAAAACCTTCTTGAGCTAGGCCAAGAAAATCTATAATTTTAGCTGCGGCTTTTATTTCGTCTTCTAGTTCTGCCATGTGTAGAGGTTTTTTTAATATCCAAATGTTGAGTTAACTGGTTGATAGCTTTCTTGCTGTTTGATAGAATTAAACATAGAACTTGTTGCATAGCCGGTCTGACGAGTCATACACAAGTACCGTAAAGCATCGTACGCATGATCTTCTGCCTTTGTGTCCACATCCTCTGATTGTGTCTTGGAAAGTGGTAACGTAGGCAGTGTGCGTACTAGATTTGTACAAGTGCCAAAAATTCGTAAACCGGGTTCTCTTCCATCTTTTATTGCTAGTCTACGGTGAAGTTCGATTTTCCCGGCTATGCGATTTCTGTCCGCTGGCGTAAACCGTGCGCCTCTGCGAATCATTGTCTCTGCTATGCTTGGTCCTGTGCCATGTCTTGACCAACAAGAACCATCTAAAACTGATTGTGTCATTGGAGGATCGTCATACTCTAAAGACATGATGAGTTCTGCGATACTTTCTCCAGTGTGTCCCTTGTCGTAAAGTTCTCGGTATATCCAAAGATTGTTGTCCCAATCTACCGCGCCCCAGAGAACGCAAGAAGGACTACTATATCCGTAATCCATTGCCCGTATACGGGGCCAATTATACGGAATCTCAAACGGTTCAACAACGTGTACAGTTCTGTCAAATTCACTAAATGCTGCTCCCTCTGCTACGTCCCAATCACCCTCTAGAAGCCTTCTGCGTTCTACTTCTGGCAAACTAAGAAGCATTGCTTCATATTCACCAGACTCTGCTAGATAAGGGTTATCTGTAAGTCTTGCTGGTATGAACCTGCGCTGAAACAGCGGTTGTTGTGTCTTTGGATTTTTAAGTGTTCTTCCCGTGTCAGGATCGACGGCCCAGAACGGCGTGTTCGGTGGCGCAGGATCAATAAACATCTTTTTAATCCACCAACCACCTGAACCACCCGGATTCGCAGATGCTCGCATATACGTTTCCAGCGTGGGGTCGGTGGTTCTGAGACGACTACGAAGGTAAGTCCAAACATAGGGGGTGGGGTAATGTCCCAGTTCATCGACGCCTATCCATGTAAAAGCTTGTCCTTGATATCGTGTAACGTCGTGGTCTTTATCTACATAACTGAAAAGTGCTGTAGCGCCACTCGGAAACATCCATGTTGATTTTGATTCTCTAAATACTGCACCGTTAAAGGCGCGAGGGTAGAGTTTGCGTGATTGTTCTATAAGCTCTGTTAGCTCTGCAAGTGTACGTCGTAAAAGTAAAGCTTTATGGTTAGGATTGTCAGCATACCGTAAAAGGTCTACCAACATTGCATAGGACTTTCCACCACCCGCTGCGCCACCATACAATACTTCTTTTTCTGGTGATGCTAGAAAGTCCGTTTGTGGACCTTCGTTTGGACTGAAGATAAGTTCTGTATCTTCCTGTAGTTGCTCTCGTACCTGTGCCGGAAGTTGAGATATCGTTGTTTCGTCAAGTACGCCACCTTTGCCAGCGATACGATCCGATGTCCGTAACGCTTCCGACTTCTTGTTCAGCTTCTGTAGCCGTTTCTCCGCTCTCTCTAAGCTCTGTTTCTGCGCTGCGATCTTTTGGCGCTCGCTTACTTTCTTTTTTTGTACTCTTGAGTACTGGTAGCGCCCTTTTTCGCCGGGTTGCAAGGGCGGTCTTCCTCTGCGCCTCTTTTTGTTTGTTGATGCCTCTGATGTCATAAAAAACTATACCCATACGTCCACAGCATGATGAGACTGAATAACCGTATACTTTGCCGTTTTAGCGTATGATTTTGTAAAATTTAATCTATTTCGATATAATACAAACCTGTAAAAAGAATCTGTCGGACTTTGCTGAATTAGCATTTCCAACGCCTTCTAGCTTGGCGTATTCTTGAATTAGGGTCGTTTCGTGTCTTGGCAGAGGATCGTTTTAGCTGTCCTGCACTTCTAGCACAGTACGATTTACGCCGTTTTGCTGCTTTGCTTCCCGGTTTGACCTTTCCTGTCACTGCCGTCTTGAGTTTACTGCCCGGATTTGCTCTACGATGCGCTGCTACGCCAGCGCGTGTCATTCCTGCACCCTTTTTAGTAGCACGATAGTTCTTTTTTGTGCGAGGAATCGCTTTTTGAGCCATCTTACGCTCGTTTTGTACGAGGTTTACGTTTTTTTGCTAACTTTTTAAGGTCTGCACCTGTAATTTTCTTACGAGGAGGTGCCACAGCAGCAAGTTTCTTTTGTTTTGGGCTATATTTTGAGTACGGCATATTTATTTACCCTTTTTCTTTGCTTTTTTCTTAGCCGTTTCGCTTAAATCTTTAAAATGATACAGCCTTTTACTAGTCTTGGAGTGTCTTGCACCTGAATGCACATGCCCGTTTGGCATTTTATGCATACCTCCAGAGTGCTTTGTTCCATCTTTAAAATAATGTGGGACACCTTTTGCCATGTTAACCTCTTTTTTTGCTGCTTTTACGACTTTTGTTACTTTTACGCGCAGTTTTAGCAGCACGTTTGAAGTTAGCAGCAGTAGGTGCGCCTTTTGCTCCGGGTTTTCTCATTTTTTCACCAGAACCAGCGGCGATACGTTTACGTTTCGCATGAATATTTGAATATAGACCGGGTTTAGCCATTGTATTTAGCCTTTCTTGATCCGCGTGAGTAGGTTTTCTTTGTTACTTTAGGTTTATTTTTGCGTTTTGTCTTACGTTTTACTACGCCACCCTCATTATAATTAGATATTTCTTCTCGTATGCGTTCTATGGTAGGAGCAAGATACCTTCGATCAAATTCATTTGTCCGTCGCCCATAAACGTCGTACGATGATCGCTCATATTGATCTTGCAACATCTCTAAATATTCAGGCAAACTACCTTTTTTTCTATTCAATTCTTCTAGTCTTTTTTGTTCTGCCATAACTTCTGGAGCGCGTCGTTCTTTGACGAGTCTCATTTTTTTTCTATCAAACGAAGTTGCAGGTTGCCCTGTGTCTTCATCTAGATTTATTGTGATAGACGATTCTCTTATGGGGTCTCTTTCCTTTGACAATTTTATTTTAGTGTCTATGTCAGGTTTTTTTGAAGTATCATAACTTCTTAAAGAACGTCTTCCTGTTTCTTTAAAGGTTTCTGATTTAGCTTGCCTATAAAGTTTTCTAGCTTTTTTATAAGTTTCGGTAAAATTTTTATTTTTTTCTGCTTCGTGTACGTAGTTCCAGTCTGCTATGAATCTCTGTGTAGAAGGTCGTTTCTTTTGTGCTGCACTATATTTGTATTTTTTAGGATCAGGCGTTCCCTTTTCCATTAAATCTATTTTTAAAAGAGCAGCATCCATTAAATTTGTAGCAGCACTTGGAGAATCTTCTGCAAATAAAGGAACTCCCTCTTTTGTAACAGTGCTTTTTAATAACCTGCGTGGGAAATCGTAGGGGCTTAGTTCTGCCACTTTTTCTTTTTTACTAGCCACCGTAATTAGCTTTTCTAGACCCGCGTGAGTAGACTTTACCGCCACCCATCATCTTTTGAGCTTTTTTCTTTCTAAAAGGATTCTTTGCATATCTAGGCATTCCACCTACGTCTCCTTCAGCTTCAGGTACTGGGTGAACACTAGATTTTGGTTTTTCGTCAAACTTAAATCCTGCCATTTCATAGATTTCATGGTTAGAAAAATTTTTATTACTCATCATATTAACATAAGCATTGTGTATTTTGACTTCAGAAAGTTTTTTATTTCCAAAGATTCTTCCAAATCTTTTGTACATAGCCTTTGTTACTTCTTCAGAATCATGTCCAATATATTTATCTTTAGCCATTGTAGTTAGCCTTTCGTGATCCGCGTGAGTAGACTTTACCGCCACCCATCATCCTTTTAGCTTTTACTTTCTTCTTTTTCTTTGGCATTACCATGCCGCCGTCCATTTTATTTTGAGCGTCTTGATCTGATACCGTTCGACCACCTGTCGTGTCCATTTTTTTCATTAAAGAATCATAAAATTCTTTATCCTTGTTTGATACAGTGCGTGCCTCATCTCCACCTTTATCCAAAAGTTTTTTAATACGCATAAACCTTTTCATGTCTTCGTCTGAAGGCAGCTTTCCTGAACGTTGCGCTGCTTTATCACGAAAAAAGTCGTCTAAGTTCATATCTAAATCTCCCCGTTTTCTATAGTAATAGTTTTATCAACTTCTTTTTTAGCAGGGAGTAATACAACACCGTGAACAACCTGCCCCGTAACTTCTGTGGTTTGCTTTTTTGAAACTCCGATACGATCCAGAATGGACTCAGCGGATTTAATACGCATGTCCATCTGGTTCAGCGGAGTTGTGCCATCAGCGTCCAAACCTTCTACGATACGTGTCGCAGCTTTTACGCCATTCACGGCTAAATAATCTTTGGTCCTTGCAGCAATCTCTTCACGCAGAGACTTCATAAGACTTGAGCGGGACGAATTGTATCCCGCTGTCTTCATGGCCTCTCCGACACGACCACCGTTCTCGAATAGCGCATCCAAGAATGCCGCTTGCTTTTCTGTCAGCTTGCGGCTAGGGTCTGTGCGAAAGGCGGTTCCTGCTACTGCTTTACCGGACACGGCAAGGTTAACCTATCATTCTTTTCATAATAGGCGACATAAACGACATGGCTTGCTTTTTACGTTCTTCCTCTGCTTCTTTTGTCGTATATGGTTCGCGAGGTTTCATCACCATGCCGCCACCTTCGTACATCTCACGCTTCTCTGGTTTTTCCATCGAACCGGCGGCAGCTACACGCCCACCATAAGCGTAGGTCTTTGTAGCCATATCGTCTTTCTGTGATTTCATAGTCATATCTAAATCATACCTTGAATTAATTTATTTTTTATAACTAATACGTAGCCCGTTACGGCTTGGTTTTTTACCTTTAGTACTACAATGTCTTCATCTTCATAATCTGTGTATTCTGTCATTACTTTGTCAATTACAAATTTTACAGGGTCTTCAAACTTAACGCACTCTTTTGCCATTATGTTCATAAAAAAGAATTGTGCAGCTAATGATTTTGATTGACTGTCATAGTAAGCTAGT